TCATCTTCTATTTTTTATTCTATGATATTAAAAATAACTAATGGTGGTGGTGGTTCTTTAACATGGTCAAATGGTCCAAAATGGCCATTTGGTGTACCTCCATCACCTAGTACTGGAGTAGATATATGGGTGTTTATGACAGATGATGGTGGCACAACTTGGCGCGGTAATTTAGCAATGAAAGACGTGAGATAATGATAAATGAATTTTCTATATTATTGAACAGTGGTAGTTCTATACCTAAACCTTCAACAGTTGATTATTTTACAGTAAGAGAAAATAAAAAAACTGGCACTTTTCCTGGAGGTGCAGCTCTTATTTCATCAGATATGCCTTATACTAGCAGCCAATCAGTTATTAAATCAATACCTTATTTAGCATATCCAGGTAGTGTGACTAATTCTGGATTATCACCTAGAGTAAATTTTAAAAGTATAACATATTGCCCTAATATTGGATATGTTGCTTGTGGGTGGTCTGATGTTTCAGGTATTTGGTGTAATTCATTAATTGTTTCTTCCGATATAGGAGTTACTTGGAAAAATATAGAAGTTCCATTAAGTGATTATTACAGTTCTACTTATGGATACTACCTTCCTTATAAATTAACATCTGTAGCTAGTAGTGGTACAAACGTAGTTGTATGTGGTTATGCTGAAACTGGTAGTAGTGCAAGTACACGAACAATATACGGATGCACTACAGATGGAGTTAATTGGAATTGGGTTAAATATACAGGTGCGTATGGGATTCCTAAAAAAATAACATACGATTCAACTAATAATTTATATGTTTTTAGTAGAGATAACACTTTATACAATATTATATCTGCTTCTTCATCGAATTTGTTCACACTTTTAAGAGATTCGTTTGTTTATATACCATTTAATGATACTAGAACAGGTTCTAGTGGTTATGCATCTAATTTTGGCTCATATGCTAAATTAGATGGTGGATGGGACACGGTAACTAATACATTTTTTCAAACAGGTTATGGAATTGACAGTACTGTTTATAATGGTAGTACCATTAACTATAGGGTATATCCATCTATAGATTATAGAAATAACAGAACAGTTATAACAAGATCACCTTTTGGTGACATTTCTAGTAGCTTCAACACCTCATCAATTTTTACAGACAGTACTAATGGATATGTTTTAGTTGGAGGAAGATTTTATAGTAGTAGTTCATCAGGTTATGCTTATGGAATTTATCTTCGAAACAATCTTGGTTGGTATAGTTTTAACGGAGGATATACACCAATAACATATGATCCAGATGCTTCTGGTAGAACTATTACTTCATTTTGCAAAGTTGGTACTTCTGGTTATGTGGCTACTGCTACTAAAGGAGGTATTTTTTCCGTTTCTTTATCAACAATGAATAGTTATTCAGCTGGTAATTGGTACGAAAGTTATTATAATTCTGCATATGATTTTACTTCAGTTGCATCTGATGGCACTAATTGGATTGCTGTTGGTAATAATGGTATAATACTTAAAAACGGCACTAATATTGGCTGGTCGTTTCCTGTTAATAGCCCGACTTATCCTGCTAGTAATTTTTATCCAGGCGAAGTTGTTTCAATAGCGCATGATGGTGATTCATTTATTTTAAATGAAGAAAGCAGTAGTTATGAACTTGTTTCTTCTTTAGGTAGAACTTATAATGTAAAATACTGGACAAATGATTATAGATATACTCAAAGTTCTAGTACTGGTAATAATTTGAAATATAATTCATATAAAACTCATTATAATTGGGGTAATTATGGTAGATTTATAGGACTTTTAAAATCAACAGCAGGTTGGATTACTTCAGGAGTTTCACCAACTTTATATACTAGTACAATTACTACTGATACTCGTGATATACAAGATTTTATTTATAGTAATAATACAACTGCATATTGTTTGTGGCAACAAATCCACGATAACACAGTACCAACTTCTACCTATCGAGTTAATTTAGATACTTATACTAATACTAAATTAAATCATCCTAATATATCCTACACCATTACTCTTACTGCAGTCGCTGGTAATCAAGCTGCTGGTATTGCAATGGTTGGATCTGGTGGTAACTTTTTTTATTCTACACAAAATGGTGATGCAGGAACATTTGTGAAATTGTTTAATTATGTTCCATCTAAAGGTAATGTCAATTTAAATTCAGTAGATTATGGTTGGAGTACTAGTTTAGGAAGAAATGTTTTTTATTTTTGTGGAGAAAATGGTACTCTTGGATATTTAGATCCATCAACTTTATACGAAACTGTATCAGTAACTACTATTAGTACAGGTGTTACTTCAACAATTAATTCTGTAAAATATTTTTCTGATGGTACTAATTTTGTTTGGATAGCAATAGGCAATAATGGTTATTATGCATATTCTACAAATGGAGTTAATTGGACAAAAGTTGATGTTGGTACTACTAGAAATTTTAAACGTATGGGAGGGTATACTGCTTTACCAGTTTCTTCAGCAGCATCAATATCATATCCAACAACTGCTAGAAATGGAACTAAATTTAGTTATACTATTACTGGTGGAATACCTAATTCTTCTTTTACAATAACAGCTACAGGTGGTACTATAAGTGGCACTGTTAATTTTGGCGCATTTAGTTTTGACGGTAGTGGACAATTTTTCCGAAATGATGGTGATTTTATTACATATACTGGCGTTATAACTGTTATATTTACCTTTGCGTCTTCTAATTATTCTATTACTAGAACAATTACAGTTTCTAATTAAATTATAAATAATTAAAAATAAGGCAATCAAATGGCAGTTCCAGCATCAAGAGAAAATTTCAAAGAGTATTGCCTACGCAAACTAGGTAAGCCTGTCATTGAAATCAACGTAGACGACGATCAGGTCGACGATCGTATCGATGAAGCTTTGCTCTATTATGCTGACTACCATTTCGATGGTACTGAAAAACAATATTACAAGTATCAAGTAACGCAAACAGATATAACCAACAAGTATATCACATTACCAGAAAATATTATTGGTGCTGTAAGTATTTTTCCAGTTGGTCAAGGATTAAATACTAATAACCTATTCAATATCCGTTATCAAATCGCATTGAATGATTTGTATACTCTTACATCTGTATCGATGGTGCCATACTATATGGCTCTTACTCATATTCAATTTCTTGAACAGATGCTCGTTGGTCAGCAGCAGATAAGATATAATCGTCATACAAATAAATTTTATGTCGACATGGATTGGAATATCATTAACGTTGATGATTATTTAATTATCGAAGCATATCAAGTTGTAGATCCTACCACATATACTAACGTATGGGGTGACCGTTGGTTGTCTCGTTATGCTACTGCTTTAATTAAACAGCAGTGGGGAACAAACATGAAGAAATATTCGGGTGTGCAGTTACCAGGTGGTTTGACTTTTAATGGTCAGCAAATTTATAATGAAGCTACCGAAGAACGTAAAGAGTTAGAAGCCGAAATGATTACAAGTTACAGCCTACCAGTTACAGATATGATTGGTTAATGAATGGCAACCAACTTTTTCTTCAATAATTTTCAATCATCTCAGGAGCAGCTGCTACTCGAGAACCTAATTATTGAAGCCATCAAAATATATGGCGAAGACATGCTATATCTCCCACGTAAACTGGGTAATTTCGATCAGCTATACACTGCTGACGATCAAACTGTTTATGATAAAGCTTACTCAGTAGAAATGTATATCAAGTCTGTTAATGGTTTCACAGGCGATGGTAACTTTATGTCTAAGTTTGGTCTTGAAATTAGAGACCAGGTAACATTTTCTGTAGCCCAGAGAATTTGGCTTGAGGAAATTGGTACGATGACCAATCAAACTCGTCCAAACGAAGGCGACGTAATTTACTTCCCATTAAACAAAAAATGCTTTCAAATTAAATCAGTAAGCAAACTTGAAATGTTCTATCAGTTGGGCGCTCTTCAAACTTGGGAACTAACTTGCGAATTATTCGAATATAGTAACGAGCAATTTAATACTGGTATACCAGAAATCGATATTATTCAAACTAAGTTCTCAACTAATGTTCTTGATTATTCAATAACAGACGAAGATGGTCTATACCTTATGGATGAAAATAGTGATTTCATCACTACAGAACAGTATGATTTAGAAACTATTGTTCTAGGTGCAGAAAACAATACACTAGAAGATGGTACTGTTAATTTCCCAATAGGATCGAACGACTTTATTGATTTTAGCGTTATTGATCCATTTAGTGAGGGACATATCTAATGTTCAATCAAGGTTTTTATTTCGCGTCAATACGTAAATATGTTACACTATTCGGTACGCTTTTCGACGATATTAGTATTACTAGAACAGACAGCGCTGGCCATTTAAACGCTTTTATTAAAGTGCCAATTACATATAGTCCAAAAGAAAAAATGCTGGCTCGTGTTGGTGGTGATCCAGATTTAGATCGTCAGACAGCTGTTCCTACTTTGCCAATTATGGCATTCGAAATGACAGATATTCGTTATGATGGTACTAGAAAACTTAGCACTGTTAAAAAATATGCTGTTAATAAACCAACAGATCCAGATGTTTTAAAATATCAGTTTGTACCAGTGCCATACAACGTTGGTTTCAGACTTTATATTATGGTTAAAAATGCTGAAGATGGCACGAAAATTATAGAACAAATTCTTCCATATTTTACTCCTGACTGGACGACTACTGTTCAGCTTATTCCTGAAATGGAAGTAACTATGGAAATACCATTAATCTTGAATAGTATTTCGCAGGATGATGTTTATGATGGTGATTTTAAAGACCGTAGATCTTTGACATGGTCTCTTGATTTTACCATGAAAGGTTATATTTTCGGACCAGTTAAAACAGGTAAAATTATCAAGTTTGCTAATAGTGTATTTTATACACCTCAAGGAGCTGATTATGGCGAACTGAGTAAATACGTTGGTAACTCTAGTCCTGTTGCGTTCTTACAAACTCAACCAGGATTGACTGTAGGTGGAGCTCCAACATCTAATGTTGCTAATTCAATCGACCCTCATTTAATTACTGCTACTTCTGATTTTGGATATGTACAATTTAACACAAATGTGGAACCATGACAACTGGAAACAACAACCCAATATATAATGCTTTAAATTTATCTCCTATGTCCGACCCTGTAAAAGCTATAGTAGCTAAGGCTCATGATGATAGTGCTAAAACTGATTTCGAATTAGCTCGTTCTAACATACATGAAGTAATTCAAAACGGAACTTATGCCATAGAAAAGTTGGCACAGATAGCCGACTCTTCTCAACATCCAAGAGCTTTTGAAGTGTTAGCTAAACTTATGGACACTATGCTTCAGGCTAACAAAGATCTTATGGAGCTTCAAAAACAAATTAGACAAATTAGTGCAGCTGATGCTCCTACTAATGAAAATGCTCAACAAGTAACAAATAATCTTTTTGTTGGTTCTACTGCAGATCTTCAAAAAGTTATTGAGGAAATGAAAAATGGCGGATCAAAGACGTAGTGGATATAATGGTAATGCGCTTTTAAAACGCACTAATCAAAATATTGAATGGACGCCAGAACTTGTATCTGAATATATAAAATGTTCTAAAGATCCAATATACTTTACTGAAACATATATGAAAATTATCAACATCGATCGTGGTTTGGTAAGTTTCAAACTGTATGATTATCAGAAAGAAATGATTAAATCTTTTGCTGATAATCGATTCAACATTGTTGCTACCGCACGTCAGGCTGGTAAGTCGACTGTTACTTGCGCCTTTATCCTTTGGTATACTATATTCCATCCAGAAAAAACTGTTGCTCTACTAGCTAACAAAGGCGAAACGGCTCGCGAAATTCTTCAGCGTATTCAGTTAGCATATCAGTATCTTCCAGCATGGCTTCAGCAAGGTGTCAAAGAGTTTAGGGCTGGTGCTATTGTTTTCGAAAATAACTCTCGTGTTATTGCAGCTGCTACAAGCTCTGACGCTATCCGTGGTTATTCTATCAACCTACTGTTTATCGACGAAGCAGCTTTCATCGAAAACTGGGATACGTTCTTTACTTCGGTTTATCCTACTATTTCATCTGGTAAAGAATCTAAAATTATTCTCGTTTCTACACCAAATGGTTTGAATCACTTCTATGCTATTTGGCAAAATGCTATCGAGAAAAGAAATAACTACCAACCTATAAAAGTATCGTATGAACGTGTTCCTGGTAGAGATGAAAAATGGAAAACAGACACTCTTTCATCTATGAACTTTAACACTGAAAAGTTCGAGCAAGAATACTGTGTTGAATTTATGGGTAGCTCTGGCACGCTTATCGCTGGTTGGAAACTTAAAGAGTTAGTCCATCAAACACCGTTGAATAGCAAAGATGGTTTGTCTGTTTATTGTAATCCAATTAAAGATCACAAATATGCAATTGTTGTTGACGTTTCTGAAGGTAGATCTTTAGACTATTCGGCGTTTCAGGTTATTGATGTTACACAAATGCCATATCAACAAGCTTGTGTATATAGAAATAATATGATTACACCTTTAGATTATGGTGAAATCGTACATAAAGTAGCTATCAATTATAACAAAGCTCCCGTGTTAGTAGAAGTTAATAATATGGGCGCTCAGGTTAGCCATTCTCTTCATTATGATTTTGAATACGACAATATTTTATTCACAGAAAACAACGGTAGAAACGGTAAGAAAGTTAGTTCTGGTTATGGAACTGGAATTGATATGGGTGTAAGAACTACTGTTCCTGTTAAAGCAAATGGTTGCTCTCTTCTTAAACTATTGATTGAACAAAATCAATTAATTATTAATGATTTTCATACCATCGAAGAACTTTCTCGTTTCTCTCGTAAAGGTAAAAGTTATGAAGCGGAAGAAGGCGCTCATGATGATCTTGTTATGAGTTTAGTGTTGTTTGCATGGCTTTCAGAACAGCAATATTTCAAGGATTACACAGATATAAATACGCTTATGAGATTACGAGATAAAACTGACGAAGAGATTATGCAAGATTTATCGCCTTTTGGTTTTGTAGATGATGGTAGGGACGATTTTCAAGAAATTATAGACATGACGCCTCGTGGAAATTGGATGTCAGATTTAAAAGACGAATATTTATAAATATATTAAGAAAAGAACACTTTATCTTTTTCCACAGGAGGAGAATATCATGCCATTTCAACTAAGTCCAGGCGTAAATGTTACCGAAATCGACCTAACAGGTATCGTTCCTGCGGTTGCATCCACAGATGGTGCGATTGCTGGTGTTTTTAATTGGGGTCCAGTCGGCACTAGACAATTAATTGACACAGAAACAAAGTTGGTAGATACGTTTGGTAAGCCAAACTCAAACAACTACGAAACTTGGTTCACCAGTTCTAATTTCCTTTCTTACGGAAATCGCCTTTATGTAACTCGTGTTGCAAACACAACAAATAATGACACTGGCACAATTTCTGCTATCGCTAATTCTTCATCAGTTTCAAACGTAGCTGCACAAACAGTTAAAAACGTAGCTGATTTCGAAGGTAAAACTTTCGATCCTAACGTATTGTACGTTGCAAGATATCCAGGCGCTCTTGGTAATTCATTGAAGATTACTGTTTGCGATAGCTCTTCAGCTTTCTCTTCATCTCTCAATATGAATGCTTTGACAGCTACAGAAACTCTTGACGTTTCAGCTAACCTTGCTGTTGGTATTGGTAGAAATTACGCAAATCTTAACGTAACACCAGGCGGTGGTGGTAGTGCTCTTAACTGCAACACTTACATTACTAATCTAATTGCTAACGTTTCTATCGGTGATTACCTTTCAGTTGGTAATACATCTATTGGCGCCCAAAACCTTCGTGTTACTAGCATTGGTGCTATTATTGCAAACTCATCTGGTGCTTTTGCTACTATCGGTTTTGATAGTAACTACAGACTTGCCACAGCGTTTTCTACAAACACTACTGTAAATAGTTCTGTTACT